CGTCACCGTACATACAAACACCGTCAACTACGTTGTAGCAGCGCCCACCCTGCGCCACGATCTGCTTAACCGAGTAGTCGCAGGCTTCCTGTGCTGTTTTAAATTGCTTAGTCATTGGTTGTGTTCCTCCGTGTCATGCGCGGGGATGTGTGTCCATCGGATGGTCGGGCGGTGCTCGATATCGGTGGTGCGGATACTCATGATCGGTCTCGACTCGCCGCCGTGAGCTTTGCGATAGACGAGAATCACCCATGTATCCAGCGGCGGTTCACCATCGATCCAGCGCTTCTGCCATGACTGGACCGGCGCCGCGGCCAGACAGTCGTTGCACTCGTAGGCCCATATCTCGCTGAACTCGTCCGCACTGAATTGCTTGGCGTGTTCGCCGTCGACGGACCATTCGTTGCTGGTGATGTTTGTGCTGCCGCATAGCGGGCAGGGTAGGGCGGTGGTCATGCTGCGCTCCTCGAGCTGGCGCTCATCGCTTCGGTGATGTTGGATCGGACCAGTGCCGCCTCATCCTCACGCTCACGGCGGTATCGTTCCTCAAGCAGTGCATGGTCAAGCTCGGTCTGGTCCGGTACTCTCGGGTCGAAACTCACTGACGACCTGTACAGCTGGTTATCTTGATCCGCTTTATTCACCATCATAAACTCCGGTTAATTTTAACCTGTATGATCGGGGTGTCAGAGCTGTCCTGCATAACCCAGTGTGGAAAAATATCCACTACAACCTCAAGCCCGCAAGCGGACGCCTCTCTGAGCTGTGCGTTTGCCTCCTCAATAGCCCGTTTAACATTTAGCGCAAGTTGTTCGTCTGTTTGTGACATGTCACCTCCTCGCCAACAGCTTAATCAGTAACGTTAGTTGCTCCGCCGCTTCACGTAATCCGTACTGCTTACCCAATGAGAGCGCCTCCTGTACACAACCCCGCTCACTTGTTTTTCCTTAGCCACTGCATTGTGGACACGCCCGCGAGCAGTAACCACAAGGTACCGGGCACGGGGACAGGCGTTGGTGGCCTGTTATCGGGTATGTCGTGCCGTTGGCAGTCACCTTTACAGGTCACAGGGAAGTAGTATTCAGACTGTCGGAATGCCTTGCGTTCCTCAGCTGAATCAAACACAACCTTTATAGCCGTAACCCCACAAACAACAGTCAAGATGCCTGTAAAGAACGCGGTCTTTATGGTAATCATATTACCCACCGTATCGGGCTATAATACTAGCCCGCCTCCTCTTGTGACTGGTTATCCCAGTCAACTAGTTGTTCAACAAGCGGCATCACTAAGCTGCTTTCCAGGACTACAACGTTATCCGCCATGTGTGGTTCGTGGTGCCCGGTGGTGAGTATAACGTCACCTTTACCGTGACCAGCCGGTTCGTGTGTGACGTAAACACCGTCCCCAAGGTACCTATGTTTTGACATCTTGCTACTCCTCTTCACTGAAAGTTGAGCCCCACTCCGAAGCCATGATTCCGGTCATAATAAACTCGCGTTCGGCATCACTAAGCTGTGGCATGGCCTTCTGAATCAACATACCACCTTCCCAAGCATCAATCTGCTCCGGGGTGACATCCAGGTCCAGGGTCCGGGTAAAGCCTGTTAACTGGCTAGTACGTGTTACGTTCATACCTGCAAACTCCTTTGTCTAATGATTTTACGATCCAGTTTTTCCTGCCTGTCGTTTGCCTCTTTAGCATCCTGCAAGGCAATTTGTATGCTGGGTAACAGGCTATTCAGGTTTACCACTCGGTAACCGGCAGGACCATAGACGTCTACACGCCTGTCCTCCCGTAGCCGCATGGAGCAGGCGTTACGTTCGATCCATGGTCCTATAGGTTTGTTGGTCATTTATCTTTCTCCTTTGTTAAGCCGGGACAGTTCGTCCCGTGCCTCGAAAAACTCCGGGCGAAGCTGTTTGGCTGACTCGATGTCATGGGGCAGACCATAACGCTCGGCACAGATCGGGCCCCAACCAAGGGACACGCTTTCCAGGGTCTTGAGTTCCCGGCTGCAGAAGCAGCAGTTGTTGTGCTTCATGCCGTGTGCACGGGCAGTTGCAAACAGGTCCGCCCCGGTGTTTATGATGCGCCCGGCAATTTCCGGGTCAAGCCCGCGAGCGGCGAAGAAGTTGCCTTGCGGGTCAACCTTGCCGTAATACTCGGCTTCGTAGGTTGTGCCACCCTTTACATAGACGCAGCCAGCGTTGCGGCTGTTGTCCCCGGCCATACTAAACACAAGGTCACCGAGGTTAATGCGGGGGCGCTTGATGCCGGACGTCTTGGCCAGCTCGAACCGGCGCAGAACGTCGGACAGGTCGATGGTACCTGTGGACACCGGCTCTTGCTTGGGCTGGTTTGCTTTGGCGAGGTTACGTTCTATACAGGCCAGCTGCTTTTCGCTGAGTTCGCCTTTGCGTTCTACCTGTTGATAAAGGCTCTGAGCGAAGCTGTTGTTCTGTTGTTCAGCAGCGGTCAGCCAGTCATAACAACGTGGGTTGGCTTCCGCAAACTTGTGCTCGTTGTGCAGGCGGTTGTTGAATGAGTTCATTTTGTGTTCCCCTTGCTTGTTGAAGTATTTGCGAACAGTTCTAGTATAGGTATACAGGACTAATTCTTCAACCAAGAAGAGTAAAAAACTTATCACGAGTTGGACTAAAAAGGGGACCCGGTTATGGGCCCCCTTCACCTCCCCTACCCTTGCCGCGCCCAAGGCGGAGGCTCATCCGCCGGGGCCTGCGTATTGTCAAAAGGGGTATCGTCGTCTACACCACCTCCTGCAGGCTGTTGTGCTGGCTGCATTGGTTGTGCTGTTTGCTGCGGTGCCGGTTGTGTGGGTGGTGGTGCCCCCCATCCCGCCGGTGCAGCCTGTGGTTGTGGAGCCGGTGCCCGTTGCTGTGGTGCGGCCTGTTGCGGTACAGCTGCCTGTGTGCCCGGCTGTCCACCGCCAACCTTAACCTTAACCACGTTCTTCACACCGTTGCTGTCTTCATACTGGCCGTTTGGATCTTTTTCAACCCCGACCTTTACAGCAATTGGTATACCGTGGAGTTGTTGGCTGTCTGCTACCTGCATTATACCGGTAGCCTCGCAGTACATACGAAGTTCTTGTTGTGCGATCTCCACAGCGGTCGGGTTGATATTGTTCAGGTTAAGCCGGTGCCATACCTTGCGGTTGGCGTACTGTCCGTCAATAACCTGCAACACCAATTCCAGATAAGAACCGTCCTGGCGTTTAGTGGGCTTCTGCTCGCTGTCCACAATCTTCATATTGTACCATCCAGCAGGTAGCGGCTCACGCGCCTCCCGTGGTGCTACATTGTTTGCGTCGAAATTAAGTTGTGCCATGATTAGCTCCTAGGATTTTTTCAATAATGAACTTCAGGTCCGGTCGTTCGATGGGGTCCAAGGTACCGGACCGGTCCTTGGCATCATACTGGTAGTCAGGCTGCGTAAGCAGGAACCGGTATTCCTGACCCTCAGTATCCTTGTTGATGCCGAGGTAAAACACCTCGTCGAACAGGTAGGGCATTTGTGGCCCTAGTTTTGTCCCCGGCATCGCTGGCATGTATCTGGTTACACCGGTAAAGTCATCTTTAACCGGTTCCATCTTCGCTGCCATATATACGTGTTTACCGCTAAGGTCGCGGAACGCTTTAAGCGTTGTAGTCATTTTGTCGATGAGTTCCCCGTAAGCCTGTCGCGGGTCTTTGGCCTGTGCCTTGGCGTTAGCCAGCACCACCTCGCCGATCTCACTGACCGAGTCAATGCAAAAGGTTTCAAACTGTTTGGCTTCCTCACTGCGCTGGCACCAGTTGTGTGCGTCAATAAGGTCTTCAACAGTTTTAATCTCAATTACCGGTATGTTGTGCCCGGCAAGAGACAACAGGCCAGACTCTGCCGACACAATTACAGGATTGGGTGCCGTGGCACATAACGTGGTCTTACCCACACCGGCCCGGCCATAGGTAAGGATTTTCACCCCGTGTTTGGAGGTGGCTTCTGATGTGGTTGTAAAGTTAAGGGCCATGAGTTATTCCTTTCGCTTTGAGGGTGGTGTAAAATCAAGGGTTGGTGTTTCCGGTTTGGTTGTTAAGCCGTGGTCCATTACGTGTCTTTGTTCGTCGGTTAATGTGCGGTACAGGCTGGTAACCAGTTTTGGCTTCCATTCAACAAGTTCGTCTGTACGCACACCAAGATCACGGAGCTCCGCCAGTGTTAAGTTAATAACACCTTCGTCAATGTCGCGTTTTAGTTTGTAGGTAAAGGTCAGTCTGCCACCGTTGGGCAGGACGGCGTTGTTTGTGCCCTCACGTGGGCTGGGGAATATTTCCTGTTGGACTGTGTTACGTAAACCACGTTCTTTTTGTATCAACGGTTTTACTGTAACCATTAACTCGGCCAACTTTTTCTTAACTTCCATCCAGTCTTTTACCGTTTCCGGGTAGTAGTCCAGTTTTACCGCTTCCGCTTTTTTGGCCATTACGTCATTCCGTGTTTGGGACAGGACAACCGACTTTAGAGACCTACCTTATAGGTGTCAACGTGGTTGTGTGGCTTTTTAGATTGACCCCTCTATGTTGAATTATAGGGTTTAACTATAGTTAAAGTACACCAATTAGTGTACGGTTACCAGTCCCCATAATAGGAGGTTAATGATGCGTGGTAGTAAGCCATGAACAGTCCAACTAACGCACAGGGTAAACTTTATACAAAGGCCCATAGACTAATGCAGTCAAGGAACCCGGCCGACGTGTGTCGGGACACCGGGTTGCCTTATCATTGGCTTGTGCATTTTAAAAACGGCAGATATAAGAATCCATCCGTTAACCGGGTGCAAGTTCTTTACGAACATCTCTCAGGCAAGGAGCTGGAACTTTGAATTCATTGCCGAACATACCCGCTGACATGCGCGGGCGTAGACAGTGGGTGGTGGTAGGTAAAGACAAAGTACCAATCAACCCGAACACTGGAGATGCCGCGGACCCGACAAACCCCGACACATGGGGAACTTTTGAGGAAGCTACATCTAAAAGCGACAAGGTCGGGTTTGTACTGTCAAACAACGACCCGTACACTATTATTGACTTGGACAACAAACCGGATAACCCGGCGACCCCGGAGGAACTACAACGTCACGAAAGCATTATGCACGTGATGGACAGTTACACAGAGGTCAGTATAAGCGGCACCGGATACCACATCATTGTAGAAGGGTACATCCCGAAAGGTGTGCGCCGTGACCATGTAGAGGTTTACTCCAACGATCGTTATATGATCTGCACAGGTAATGTCCACAAGGATCGTCCAGTCGCAAACCGGCAGGAACTCCTCGACAATATGTACAAGTCAATGGAGGTGGACAACAGAATAGAGCTAGAGGAACAGGATGAGGTTATCAGTGACTCCGTGTTATTCAACCGAGCACTGTATGCCAGCAATGGTGACAAGTTTGACGGGCTGACACGTGGTGAGTGGCAGGACATGGGCTATGACAGTCAGAGCGAGGCAGATTACGCCCTGTTAGCGATCCTGGCCTACTATACGCAAAGCAACGAACAGGTTCGCCGCATCTTTCGCTTAACACCACTGGGCAAACGCGACAAGGCTATCAAGAATAACAAGTACCTTGACATCTGCCTCAGTAAAATTAGAGGCAAGCAACCACCCCGTGTAGACCTTAGTGCAATTGAAGTGCCCGCCGCCCCACCGGCCCCACCGCAGGACAACGAAAAGCCCTTCGCCCATATACAGCCTCCGCCCGGTTTGGTTGGACAGGTGGCACATTATATATACGCCAGTGCTACACGCCCGGTCCCGGAGATAGCCCTTGCAGCCGCTATTGCGCTTGTGGCTGGTATTACAGGCAGGGCCTTTAATGTCAGCGGTACCGGTCTCAACCAGTACATTATGTTGTTGGCCAGAACTGGCAGCGGTAAGGAAGGCGCCGCTACCGGTATCGAACGGTTAATGAAAGAGGTGCGCGCCACGGTACCAATGGTCGAGGACTTTATTGGGCCGGGCCAGTTTGCGTCCGGGCAGGCCCTTATTAAGACGTTGGATGAGCGACCGTGTTTCCTGTCCATACAGGGCGAGTTCGGTTTGGTGCTGCAACAGATATGTGACCCGCGTGCACCGGCCCCGCAGGTAATGTTGCGCCGGGTGTTGTTGGACCTGTACAGCAAGAGCGGGTTTAGTAATGTACTGCGGAGCACGGTATACAGTGACAGTGACAAGAACACCAAAACCATACACGCCCCAAGTGTGACGATCTTTGGGGAGAGTACACCGTCAACGTTCTTTGAGGGGCTAAGTGCCACGCATATTGAGGAGGGCCTGATACCGCGTTTCTCCATTGTGGAGTACAACGGGGTCCGGCCACCCCGTAATCCCAACAGTAACTTCAAACCAGATGCCCGGCTGGTGCAGTCATTGGCGGATCTGGCTACCGTATGCCTTACCATGCAGAATAACAACACGGTCGGCAATGTAGAGATTACCCCGGATGCCCTGAAACTGTTGGACGACTATGATACGAGGGTGGATGGGCTAATCAATAATGCCGACAACACGTTGCAGTTACAGCTCTGGAACCGGGCCCATCTAAAGGCACTGAAGCTGTCTGCTGTGCTGGCGGTTGGTACTGACTGGTATACCCCCACCATTACCGAGTCGATAGCCCAGTGGGCGCTGGACTTTGTCAATACTGAGGTCACTAACATCCTGGGTCGGTTTGAGAGTGGGCATGTAGGGCAGGGCGAGGAGCGGCTGGAGGCTTCCATACGCGAATGCATTGTCAACTATTTGCGCATGGGTGTGGACGCGAGGGACCGCTATGGCACGCCGAAGGGGCTACAGGATAAGGCGGTAGTACCCTATAACTATATCCGGCGAAGGGTGCGGCGACACAAGTGCTTCGCCAACGACAGGCGCGGTGCCACCAAAGCGTTAAAAGAAACCCTTCAGGACATGTGTGAAGCGGGCATATTACAGCAGGTACCACCCACACAGGCGTCCAGCGAATATGGAACTACACAGGCCGTTTATATAACCGGGTACGGGTGGTAGGGAACAGGGAACCAACCGGGAACAGCCGTGGTTCCCTACTGTTTTAGTCAAAAAATGGAGGTTAAGTTGTTGAAATTAAAGGAAAATAATGACCCTACTTTTTGTGTAGGGAACGAGGGAACCGTTTTTGGGGTATATACACATAAAAACCCCCAAACATACCCCCCCTCCACGCGGAAACCGTACCCCAACTATAGGTTCCCTGTTCCCTAGTGTATATATTGATTATATATATTATTATATATTTCAGTAACTTACGTAGTTTTTAACCGGGAACAAACCCGGGAACAATTTAAAGGCCGGGAACTTTCCCTAATTTTTTAGTCTAAAGGAGGCGTTATGGGTGGTAAAATGAGTCGAAATAAAGGGCAACGTGGTGAAAGGGAGGTGATAAGCTATTTACAGCCTGTTGTTGACAGGGTGGCAGAGTCGTATGCCATAACCCCTCCTATGCTGCAAAGGAACCTGCTACAAAGCCATGCCGGTGGACACGACGTTTTCGGGCTGCACTGGTTGGCCTTGGAAGTTAAGTTATGTGAGACCTACAATCTCAACGCGTGGTGGGAGCAGACGTTGGAACAGGCTCAGGGTGTGGCTGAACCTGTCCTCTGGTACCGCAGGAGTCGGGTGCCTTGGCGTGTGCGGATGTACGGTTACCTTGACAGGGACAGGCGGGAACGTGTACTTGTGGACATCGTTGTAGAGGACTTTATTACGTATTTTGAATATAGACTGATACAGGAAATGAAGCCCAGTGAGTGACCGAGCTGAACAGCTGGGACAGTTAACCGCGAAGTTTGCGGGTTGGGACGCCATTTTTGGTGGCACCACACTACTCACTAAAAACGAGCTGGTTGCCGCGTGTAGCGGTGTCAGTGTATTGGGCTTCAACATATTGATGGCCAAGTACACAGGGGACGAAAAATCAATAACCCTGTTGGTTAAGGGTTCCACTCAAACTATCAACAGAAAAGGGTTAATCGGTAATCCGGAGTTGTCCGGTGTAGTTGCGTTAACCGCAGTAAGCGAGTTTTTAGGGACGGATTTATGTCCTGGCTGTAATGGTCGTGGTTCTATTTTTCCAAAGGGTACAGCGGTACGTACATGCAAAACCTGTGAGGGTAAGGGCAGGGTGACACCGGGACAGAGACGACGTGCTCGGCTGGCTGGTGTACCTGTTCAAGAGTGGCGTGACCATAGCTGTGATAAGGTAGTGGCCAAAATACGCAATATTTTAGAACGGGAGGAAGGGGCTGCACTGGTGATCTTTTTCCGTAAAATACAGGGTTGACAGAGTAAAATTACCCCTGTAAGATTTCCCATATTGGGTTCCTGTCGACAAATGGTTCTTCGGTGATCGCATACTCCTAATGGCCGGTACCCCTTCCGGTTCGTAAATATCACCAACCGCCTCCGGGCGGTTTTTTTATGCCCTATAAGGTTAGTTATGGAGAATGCTTTGGAAACAGCCCCTGAGTGGGTTTCGTTCACGAACGTTATGGGCACTATAATCGGCGCCCTAGTGGTTGAGTCATTACGCCGTTTTAGCAAACGTCTGGAAAGGCTGGAAAGTGTAGATCAGCACATAGAAAAAAACATGAACACGATAAAAGTGGACTTAAAAGACGAAATTAATGTTCTGAAGGTAGAGAGTGTAGGCAAGTTCGTAACACGTGAAGAGCTGGACGGTAAACAGCGTGATATGCGCGTCGATGGCCAACGACAACACGCCGAACTGATGGCCCGTTTTGACAGATTTGAAACACGTTTGGAACAGCGTGTTATTTTCCTGGACGAAAAAAAACAGGACAAGTAATGATGCAATCAACACAGTTATTTTTAAAGGACGGTATACAACTGAACGGTACGACGCTTGAAATGTTGAGTGCGATGCCGATTATTGTAAACGTTTACCGGGCGTTTGATTCTGATGCCACTATCACCTCGGGTTTAGACGGCAAGCACAGCAGTAACTCCTACCATTACGATGGCGATGCCCAGGATTACCGTGTATGGGATGTTATGGACACGGTGGAGAAAGTCGCCACCGAAATACGGAATGAGCTCTGCCGGTACTTGGATTATGGTGGCTGTTTTGATGTTGTTGTGGAGTACCGTAACGACGAAGAGGGTAACCGTATACCGAGTCACATACATGTAGAATTTGACCGCAGACGGTATGAAACAAAGCGGCACACAGATCCGGGTTACACAGGGGGACGGTTATAATGGCCTGTGCAGGATGTGCCCGTCGTAGGGCAGCAATGTTGAAAACAGCGAGGCGATGGCGTGAACGAGTTAGACGGCAAAGGGCAGCAGAAGGAACTCGCGGAAGCGATGAAGAGTCTGGCGATGAGCATTACATTACTGGCGAGGGCCATATCGCAAGCAAACCAACATGGGGAAGAGGAGGAAGACGACTCTCCTAGGATTCCAAAGCCCCTATAATGCCAGACTTACCAAACAACCATAGACCACCCACCAGTGGGAAACGTAACCACGAGGCGAGACCTAACTCACATAAACGTGGTTATACTTCCCGATGGCAGCGGGCACGTAAGTGGTTCCTAATGCGTAATCCGCTATGCAAGCACTGTTACGAGAAGGGCACCATTACACCGGCCAACGAAGTTGACCACCGTATACCACACAAAGGGGATAGTGCTTTGTTTTGGGATATGGACAACTGGCAGGCATTGTGTAAGAGTTGCCACAGTCGCAAGACCATGAAGGAGCTAACCGCGGAAGGATAACCATACTGGTTACCACGCAACGTGTCTTTGGAGGGCAAAGAAAATGAAGACATCACCACACCGTACTCAATCACTGAGATGGAAAACAGCGACCTTGCTGGTCTAGTCGAGAAGATCGATGAGGCCATCTACGAGACCCTGCTGTCCCAGTCGTCCGGGCTCACCGCTTGGCGCCTGGCTGACCGTACCCGCATTGACTCGTACCTTACCCGTGTCGAGCGTTACTTTACGTGGATGGTTTCGGAGCCTGAGACGGACTCGCCTCAGACGCACCCCATGATGTACCCTATCGAGTACCTGTCCAACAACGAACAGACACCCGATGGTAAGCCACTGGTGCAGTCCCCCGAGAACAAGGGTCTGCGTGACTGTGTAAGGCTGATGCGTGTGTGGATGGCTGAGATGTCCAAGTCGGCGTCAAGGCGTTCCCCCAACAGTATGACATCACACGACCAAGATCGGTTCACGGCACACCTTGCAAAGATCCGCAGCTTCCTGTCAGGCTACATCGATGACACGAGCCCTGTGGACTTGCCTGAGTCAAACCCTTCGAGTCCTATGACTGGGCAAGGCTTCGAGTAATATGGGTATACTTGCCGCAATCAAAACGGCTGGTGTGGTTGCAACGCAACTGCTACCCTTTGGCATCGATCTGGCTGAAGGGTGGCAGGAACGTAAGAAGCAGGAGGCGGAAGCCGCACACGAGCGTAAGATAGAGGCAATGCGCACAGGCCAACGCGACTATAAAGACGATGTTGTGTTGGTCCTGGCCGCGTATCCTATTGTCAGTGCGTTCATACCACAGCTAAGAGCCAACACGCTCGAGGCCATTGAACAGCTTCAAGATTACCCCGAGTGGATGACGGGTTTATGGGTTACTATCGCCCTGTTAGTGTACGGTGCGCAGAAGCTCACCAAGGCTAAACGTTAGTGCTCACAGGGGTTGGGTATAGGTCGGGGGGGAATAGATTGAAGATTTTATAGTCCGGGCGCAAGAC